TATTGTTAAAGTCGGTGATAAAGTAACTATCCATAGTAAAGATCCTTCTGATGAAAAAGTATATGGCAAGGTAGGAGATCAAGATTCTAATGTAAAAAATAGACTGATTAGTCCTAAAGATATAACTCATATAACAATAGAAAGATAATCATTTTTAGAGGTAGGAAGAAAATAACCTACCTCTTTTCTTTTTATAGGTACAACCTATTAAGCCCACTCAATCGTGCCCCAATATTTTTCATTTTTAATCTTTTGTTCCTTATCAGTAATTCTACACACTGCACAATAGAAATTGTTAGTACTAGAGCCCTCACGTTGATATTTGAATCTAATCCACCAGTAGCCATCTTTTTTAATGACTTGGTCGAATTTTACCCAATCATCTTTTGTGTATAGCCATGAATCTTCTTCAACGACTGTGCCGGTTAATCCAGCTGTTTTTCTGACTCTTATAGCTTTTTCTGGATTAGGATAAAATACGCCTTTCCAATTCCATGTTATTTTGTCAGCGCTTGGCTTACTACTTGGCGCATCAATTTGTCTGCCGTTAATGGCTTCAGCAATCCGCTTCGTGAAGCTGTCTAAATTGTTTTTAATGTAGTTTAAATCTTTCGTAGATGTGATAAAACCTAATTCGATTAAACGATAATTAAGATTAAGATCAGCAGACACGTTAGCGTTCAATAAATCCCCTCTAGGTGTCACACCTCTTATTTTACCCACTGTTTTATCTAATGCACTACTTAATGCCTTGTCAATGTCATCAGCTGGGAAACGATCGCTAATGATTACATGCCCGCCACTTGCTTGTGGGCTAGCAGAATCTAAATGAAACTCTATGATTGCATCCGGTTTGACTTCACTTTTAATCCAGTACATGCCATAATCTTTATAGTTTCCAACACGTTGACCGTACAATGTATCTTGATATAAATCTTGATTCATCGAGTTGCCACCGTATAACAATACTGTGTTGCCTACTGACTCAAGATACTTTTTCACTCTAGGTATAATATTTTTACGGTTAAAATCTCTTTCGTTTTCTCCATTCGCAACGGCACCTGGGTCGTTAGAGTATGCACCAATACCATGACCAGCCACAAGCATGATTTTTTTACCTTTTGATAACTTATCTTGTTTAACTGGCTTCACTGCGCTTCTTAGCTTATTAGCGGTCGTTTCTTTTGCGTAGAATGGACGGATAAACCACATAGGGAAGTCGTAGCCGTGTGTGCGTCTTGTAGTAACTTCTGGTGGACTCCAGTAAGCACCGCCTAGCCAGTTCTGCTCTAAAATAGTTATAGAATCTAACGTAGCGCTTATTACAATACCTACATGACCATAACCACCACCATAATTACGGTTAAAAATAACGACGTCGCCAGGCAATGCTTGAAACGACACAGTATTTTCGTAAACGGTTGCCTCGTTAGTGAAATCATTCCATGTTGGAATGTCTGCAGCGCCCACACCTTTCAACCTGTGATTAAATAAGTAAAGCCAATATTGGTTAGCAGTATCGAAGCATTGACATCCAAATGCATTGTCTGGATTCCACGCCTTACCCTCTAAACTTTTAAGATAACTAATAGCTTGACTGTATGTCCTAACCGACGGCATTGTTATCATCTCCGTTCACTTTAGGTGCGCCACCAGTTGACTGAATGCCAGCTTTTACTTCATAAATTTTTTGTTGCCCTTTCTTAGATGCGTGAGTAAAGTTGTTATTCTTCCACCACGTCCAAATTGAAACAATCCCAGTAACGACTGTGCTTATAAACACTTCGTCAACTGGGATTGGAGAAATATGTTTGATTGCTAAAAACTGATTGATCCATGCGACTATTAATAAAATTGTTCTTACGATTGTACCGATATCCATTTGTTTACTCCTTTTATCCAAAATAAAAAACGACTAAAAATTAGTCGTTTAAAATTATTCAATGGTCAATGTCGGAGATCCTGAATAAACATCACTTATAGTGACATACAACGTCCCTGAAGGATTACTAAAGTTGATATTTTTACTTGCAACTCCGCTATTGACTCCTGATATTCCTAATTCACTTGATCCTAAATTAGTTTGCGAAATCCTCATTATACCGCTACGTACATTTTCTATTGTCACCTGATAACTTTTATTAGGTTCAACTCCATTTATTGTCCATTTTGCTGTTGAATCTTCTATGCTATCCGGATATTTATTTTTAGGTAAGGGTTTTATTACAAAAGATGAAGGCTTTTTCCATACTTGGAGATTTCCAGCATATACTTTTGTATATTCTTCGCCTTCGTAAATAAGTTTCTTTACATTTTTAAAATTACCTTCCATAAAAATCACCCCTTAATTAAGTAAAGTGTATTAGGGTCTTTTTGATATATATAGTTATATTCATTTTCTGTTCCTGTCCAAATTTTAACCGTCGGTTGAGATGCGCTTTTTAGTTGATATAAATTATCCGCTTGTTGTTTAGTAAAAGCTTGAGATGACAAAACATACCGCTCATCATGATTATGATTTTTTGGAGCATATAAATCGTTTAGTGTTTGTTTGAATTCCTCAAAATCTTCTGTACTAACTTTTGAGCCAATCTGTTGCAATACACTTTCTGAAATAGAGTTGTTTTGTATTGCTTCTGCTAATTCTCTTAATGTATTCATAGATTCAGGCGCGCTATCAACTAGTTCAGCAATTTTTGAATCCGTATACGTTTTAGAGTCGTTGAGAGTTGTATCTTTGATTTTTTTAACTTCTTGCAATTTATCTTCTAACCCTTCAACATTTGCGATATTGATTTTGTCCAATAACTCAGGTTCTGCTTTGATATCTGTATCTTTACCATCAATTTGCCACATTTTAGTGTCAGGATTGATTGATACTACAGTACCGTTTTTACCGGGTGCGCCTTGTTCTCCTTTTTTACCTGCTTCACCTTTTGCACCAGGTTGTCCCGGTTCGCCTTTATCACCTTTCGCACCTTTAAATCTACTTTCATTCTTTTCGATGTAAGAAATGACATCTTTATCTATTTTCTCTTTAAAGTCTTTGTTCAATAAATCTGTCGCGTTATCTTTTAAGATTCTCGTAATAGCATCATCTACCAATTTAACATCGATTTCTTTTGCTACAGCAGATTCAATACCACTATCAACGATATTGAAAGAAAAGTTCGCGACATGTATTTTTTCTTCTTCTTTCTCTAAAAACAGCTTACAGCGAACATAACCAGCGTGTTTGATAACCTTTTTAGGTATCTTGTAGGTAAGGAACCCTTTTACAACATCGTCGATAATAAGGGGCTCATTTTTGAATATAGAGCCATCTTCCATAAACAAATGTAATCTAGGTGTTAAGCCATGTGCTTTTAGATCGATACGACCTTGTTTGTCATTGATACCTATTCTTATAGATGCTGTATTTTCATCTTCAGTGTAAAATCGACAGCCAATGTCACCTAAATCAACACCATCATTTTTTATTCTCGTTTCAACATCTTTTATTTTGTACATTTATACACCTCTTTATTTATATTTATCTCTTGTGAAGTAGATACCTTTTAAGCCGATTTGTTTATATATCTTAGCGATTGTACTCGCTTGATGTTGGCACCACTCTATAGCAGTAGCGTATTGATGCGTAGCTGGATTCTTAGGATTCCATCTAATTCGATACAATGTGTTTTGTCCTTTGTTGATGTAATCTTTTCTTACGAAGCTAGCACCGCCCATGATTGCTTTTGCTGGAGATGTCCAACCTTTATTCCTTGCAAACGTCATTGCGTAGTTAGGATTGTTGTCGTAAGCGCCAATGCCGAAGTAGTTGTATACTCCATCTTTTCCGTTAGCGAAGTTACTTGTTCCATATCCACTTTCTAAGAAAGCATGCGCGATTAAATAAATTTCATTAATGTTGTGCTTTTTACAAGCTTCTGCGAACGCTTTACCTTGATTATTCAATGTCCCCTTACCTTTAAGTATCTTATTAAGCGAACTAACTGAAACCCCTTGATACTTGCCTAAATTAAGCATTTGGTAGCACTGCGTGTTACTTTCCCATATTCGTTTAACATTCATTGCCGAGCCCGTTTGAGCTCGTGTAGCGTTAGCCCAGCCCCAAGCATTGGATTTTTTCGGGTTACCTCTTGCCATTTGTTTATCCAGTGCTTGTTTGAATGTATAAGGGCTCGTTTCAGTTATAATCTGCGGTTGTTTAGATGCCGAGCCATTGTTAGCTGTTGGTGATGAGTCTCTTACATTCGCTATATCAGCGTTTTTATTATCTACCATAACTTTTATTCTAGATTTTGTTACTGTTGGTTTAGTTATAGAATTTAATAATTTTTCTCTGTTTTTAAATATATTAAGTAATGCCTTTTCTAATGCTTCGTATTTATCTTTAGGGGGAACACCGTTGTCAATCATATTCCAATTAACATGTTCCAACATTGAACGCCAAATACTATCGTCTACTTTTAAATTCTCAATACTTAGAGGTATCTCATATTTGATCATCATATCTACAGCTACAACCATTGCGTGAATCTCGTTAAAAATAAATTCGTTTTTACTCGCACTATAATCTTCACATACGTCTATAACTATATAATCAGCTTCATTAGGAACTTCAAATACGGCTCTTCTAGGAGCCCAAATATTATGTCTATCAACATAAAAGTGTGGATATTCTACATCTTGCTTATATTTCTTTCTACTGTTATATAAACTTTCTACCGAGCTCATTGTTTGAGCGTTTCTAATCATTATCCCTTTAGGTTTTTCGAGTCGTCGATTACCCTCTACTATAAAGTGATAAATATATTCTGGATAATTAACTTCTTGGCTAGAAATTGTGTACTTTATAGTGGTTACATCTTTCCAAATCGGAACTTTTTTATTATTTTTTTCGTTATCATCACTATCATCTTCGGGTTTAGGTGCCGGCGTAGATTTCTCCGAATGATATGGTGGTCTAACAAAATATTTAACTCCTCCACCTGGTCCATCATGATAAGAGTGCTTAATTTTATATGGCGGACTTCCTGTTGCGTTATTTGTATACCAGTTTTGATCTACGCCATACCAATAGTCTTTTGTGCATGGTCCCACTACAATGTTTACATGTCCTGCCCAACCACCAGTCCAAACACCCCAGTCGCCTGGTTGTGGTACAAAATCTTTTGTATTTCTAATTATCTTGAAATCTCTACCTCTATAATTGGATTTTTGAGCCATAGCATCAGCATTTCCCCATGTTCTAAACCCCCAATATTTATCGAGTAAATAATTAGGTAAATCCCAGCATTGTGCTCCCATTCCAGAACCAGGTACATCAATAGCTATTTTATTTTTAGCGATATACAACGCCCACTCTACTACTTCACTAGCTGTAGGTTTTCTGTTTTTTGGATTAGGTAATCCCATGTATGCACCTCATTTCAATCAAAATAAAAAGCCAGTGCCGAAGCACTGACTCTTAACTGTTATTTACATTTACCAAACCAGAAGCACGCCCAGAAGCTATATCCTAAAATCCCTTTAAGCATGGTAATCACCTCCTTTAAATACCAAAAATAGTTCTTAGTAAAGCTATGACAATCGTACTGAAGATAGTCCCTATCAAACCGAGAATCCACATTTTTATGTCTCTAATATTCTTGGCATTCTTTTCTTTATTCTTTTCATCTTCTACCTTGTCGCGCTTTAATTCTTCAAAATTTCTATCTAATTTGTCATAAATCTTTTCTTGCGCTCTAAGACTATCTTCTATTCTGTCGAATTTTTCAAACATAGTCTTATCATTTTCTTCTAATCGCGTTAAACGCCAATCTTGTTCATGTCGTTTGGTAAAACCAAACATTACGCCACCCACTTTTTGTTAAATTAAAAAGCCACAAGCATTACACCTGTGACTTTTCATCTTTTGTTTCTGGATATTTTTCTCCAGTGATCAATGCATATTCTTCTTTGTCGATTACACCCATGTCTACGTACCACTTAATTTGGTCATTTTTATAGCAACCCCACACATAAAAAGTTTTAATGTCCTTGAAAGTTGGATAAATCATCTTAATTTTCTCCATTTAAACGTCCCCCTCAGTACTTGTTTTGTTAGTTTTCAGTTCAGTCAACTGTTGTGTTAACATAGCGTTTTGTTGAGCTAATTCCATTGTTAATACGTTTACTTGTGCCACCTGCATTTGCATACTCGCAACCATTCCGCGAAGTTCCTCATCACTTAAATCTGACGCACTTTGTTGGTTTGATGCATTCGGTACGTCTTCTTTTTCGAAATTGCTATTGTATTTAATTTCGCCGTTAGTGAAAACAAACTTTCTAGGTTCGAACTCTTCTTTAAATTTAATAGGCACATTGTTATCATCTACATCTAAACTATTGCGTAATCCGCCAGTATTAACGTATCCGATAACTTCGTTTTTATCGTTTACTGTGATTTTCATTATTTCCACCCCACAATTTTATTTATCGTAACTCTGTTTGCATTAGCACCAGAACCTGTTTTACTGCCTAAATCAAGGTACACATCGTTATCGATTTTTAACGTCGTACCACTTTCTTTAGTTATTAAGCATTCATAACTACCACCACCGTTACCGTCTGAGTCAACTACATTTGTTTTACTTAATTGAATCGCATTTGGTATAGAGGTTAAACTGAATGCTTCAATAACACCACCTGGATAAGTACCGCTTATGAATAGAATTGCATAATTTGTATAAGCTTCGGTTAAATTAATCCTTGTTCCTACACCGTTTGCAGCACCGTCGAATAACACGGCTGTTTTGTGTTCGTTAGGTGTAGCCCATTGTGAATCTAATCGACCATTGGTGATTGATCGTGTATAAACTTTTTTAGAGTTTGAAGGTGTGAAGTTAAATAGCTTGTTTGTATCATCTTTAACGAATACCGATAAATAACCCTCATAACTTTCAACGCTACCTGGTAAATCCGGCACTCTTGTTGCATAGTAATTACCAGCAGTTAAATATCCCAAATCGCCTTGCGCATTATTTAAGTTAACTTGAATCGATTGACCATTCGCCTCTGTCATCTTATGTTGTTGCCAGCTCGTTGTTCCGAATTTATCATCTACATACTGCTTAGCTTGATTTAAAGCGTTGTTAGACGTTTCTTCAACAAATTGCTTAGTTAAGTTTCCATCATTCTTTTTATAAAACGGGTACCATGTGCCGTAGATTTTGTATTTTGTGTACTCATCGTTTGAATCGTCTGGGTACCATGTTGCACGAGCAGTATTATTATCAACAACATAAACAACTAACACACCAGATTTGCTTGATGTATAAGTTGATTCATCGAACGAAGAACCGTCATCAACACCATCTTGTCCAGGCTTCTCTAACGTGCCTATATCCGTCTTTTCTGGCGCATCTGTTGCATTAGTAATATGAATAATCCTAGATGTGTTAACTGCGCTTAAAACGCTATCTATGGACTGCTCATACGATTCAATTGCTTTACCGTAATCATCTGTAAGTTTAGACTTTTGCCAATTCGTTGTTGAATTACCTTTAACAAGGTCAGCGCCATTGATTTGTTGTTCAACTTCGTTAACACGTTCAAAAATCGCTTGCTCTTTTTCAACTATTTTCTGGAACTTGCTATTTATATATTGAACGGCTTTGTCTTGTGTTGCTGTAATCATCTGTACCGCTTCATTTTGTTTGATTTCTAATCTTTGAATACCTTGATTAATACGACTATCAATTTCAGTAACCAACGATTTTGTATCACTCAAACTTTTCTTTAAGTCCTCAACTTCTTCTTTAACACTTTCTGTTAAGTCCTGAATTGATTTGATATAAACTAGCTTTGTTTTACCGTCAAAATTACTAATTAGATCATTCTGGATATTGAAGTTAAATTGACGTTCTACAATTACGTTATTGCTACCGTTTTGAGTAAAATATGCTTGCGCATGTACTCGACCAGTGTATTTTAAGAACTCGTTTGGGATAACGTATTGCATTCGTCCATTAATTGCATCAACAATTGTAAGTTCATCACTAATATAAGCGCCGTGTTCATCGTCGAAGTTATCCGTCTTAAGCACAATACTAGTCATCGCATTATGTTTGCTGATTGATAACGGCTTATTATTCTTAGTTACTGCAAAATTTAAAACACCAGTTCCTCTATCTGATTCATAGAAACTGATGTTTGTGTCAATAACCGGAT